TTGCTTCTTTACTCAGGAACAAGAGCTTGCCGAAACCCGACAAACCTTGTGGAGTAGGTGCAAGCGTAATGCTTACGTCAATATACTCGGAAATTGGAACTGACGACATATTATGTATGCCTCCTTATAAAAATTGTTTTACGGTGTGAACTGCATGTCAATAACGATTGGCAGTGTAGTCCCACCTTCGGTAAACTCACCATTTACTACAGCTTCAACGATGCGAGGTATACGAGTTTCTTGCTTTCGAATAACATTAAAGTCAAGTCGAATTGCCGTCCTTACTTCCCACTGAGATTCAAGCGCCAAGGTTTTAACTTTGATTGGTCCCTTACTAATCAGTACCATACCCAACTTCTTCATTAAGTCTAGAACGTCAGGTCGATAGAAACTGTTATTAAGGAAGTCCACATCAACATCATCCCGAGAGAATAGAACATCAAAGGATAGGATGCGAAAACCTCTTGTAGTGAATACAAATTCATCAGCCACACTGTCATAGACATTATCTACTTGGTCATAGCCGGGTGAATATGTACCCATAAGCCTTACTGCTGCATAAGCATCAACAGGCGGTCGAGGGGCATTCTTAAACATTGGGTATGAGTAACGTGGTTTCAGGACACATTGGTCGATTATCTTTTGAACCTTTTGAACGTCTGAGTCCATACTACCACCCATTTACTGCAAGAGGATTTGAAGCAGTCTCTTGTGTAATTAACACACCAAGTTCAGTAAGTAATGCCGAACCATCTTCTGTGTAGATGCTTGTTGGATAACCTTCTACCAAGACAAGGTTCTGCACCTTGCTTGCAATCACCATGTGGAAGCCTGCCGCACTATAGTTGCCGTGTTGCGTAACAAAGTATGTTATGCCATAAACACTTAGCAAACTATTGATAGGCATTTCAGTGCGAGAGTGAAACTTCATAAACCCCGGTTGCCTTTCTAACTCAGGGTTTGCTTTCAGTTGTTCACCGAACACACCTTCATCACGATCACCATGAGGAATGGGTGTTGCTTGAATGTAAGAGGCTGGGCCCATTGCATTCTTAACCCACTGGTTATCAGCATCCCAGTAACCGCCGACAGGACTGCACATCAAGACTTTGGTTGTTGTATGTCTATTGAATGCCCGACGAACACTAATCATTAGTAGATCATCCTTGCACCAGCGAACGCTTGGTTGCGCCACTTCAAGTATGTCTGACCATAAATCGTACTGTCGTAGTTATCCAACGTACCATCAATTTCTCGTGCTACAGCATACTCAACCAAAACATCGTCAACATCAGAGCTGCGAATCGGCATCATTGGGTTAATGTCACCCGCTTCACTAGCTTGAGCTACTGAAAGATTATGGGCAATGAGATAAGCCTGAGCAACATCGTAGACATTGATCCAGCGGCCATCATCAGTACCCATTTCAATTACAGCATCCCCAAAGAAGATATCAAATCGTCCTTGGGATATGCTAGTGAACTCAGGGAACCTTGCTACAAACATTGGCAAAGTAACCATATTGTTCTCCTTTATTTATGCACACAGAGTTTCATACAGACCAGCAATCTCTGCTTCTGTGTGTGTCTCTTTACTAACAGTAAGTTTCTTGTCAGACAGAGCTTTAATCATTTGTGCCAATGTTACTTCGCTCTTAACCTTCTCAACAATTGTCAGGTCGCCAATGCGTACACGCTCTGCAATGAGGTTGACTTCACGAGTTACGCCGGTAGGTTCGTTGAAGGTACGGTAAACAGGCTTCTTGTCAATGATGGCACCCGGAATTACTTCCGTAACCTCTTTCATTTCACGGACAGTTGTCTTGCCGGATGTTGCCTGAATCCACAGTTTGTCATCAATCTCAACAGTTGCTTCTGCTGGAATTGCAATGAGTACAGTTTGTGGTGTCTCAGGTTTAGTAACTTCAACACCAGTTTCTGTTACGAACTTGGTAACTTTACCAGCATTGGTGCGAGCGTTCAGCATGATTGGTGCTTGTGTGTTATTCCGAACTTGCATTTTGGTTCTCCTATATTAGTAAAGGGTTAGGCCCACTTTCGTAGGCCATTGTTATTAGATACCGTACCAGATATCAATAGCACGCGGGTAGGTAACTTCCAGACCAGCGAAGCGACCACGGCCAGGAACTTCATAGACCAGACCGTGCAGTTGCACTGGCAGGAATTGAAGCGGCAGAGGTTCACGAATACGGACGGTTTGAGTACCTTCCGGGGTAGTCTTCGCCAGAACAATGAAGCAATCCGAACCAGCATCACCTTTGCCGTCAATGGCGTTCAGGGCTTTAACAGCACCCTTCTTAATACCAAACTGGTTGTTGTTGCACCAGAAGTCAAGAATGGTGGTGTCGCTCATTGCAGAACGTGGGGTGGAAGCAATGTAGTTCCATTGCAACACAGGCAGCCACAGTTCGGTCGGGGCGTGAATCTTCTTGGTAGCTGCATACATTGCGCCACAAGCACTGTTCAAGTCCTTGATAATTTCATCAGGGGTTTTGGTAGCCCAAGTGGTAGTAGCTGCAGCACCAGCCGGAACTGGGTTGTGTGCAATGTTCGGGTGAGCGAACAAACCAACGAAGCCAGCGGTAGCATCACCACTCCAAACAGCATCGTTTACATATTCTTCATAGCCACGACGTGCAGCCATTGCTTTACGAGCTTCCAGAGGCATACCGGACATTTGAGCGGATGCAACTTCGTCGATATCGTAATCGTAGGCACAACCAACCGACTTAACGGTGATCGAGTATTCACGACCCGAGATATCGGATTTTGGCAGGTCAGTGGCACGAGCGTTAATTACTTGTGCTTTACCAACACGGTCATACGAACGATAGGTGAGGCTAGTTGCGCCAGCGCCGCCCAAGGTCAGAGTGGGGAAGCAATCACGAGCTTCCAAGTCCGGATACAGAACATCATAAGTAGTCTGTTCAATTACTTCCAGTTGACGCTGGAAGAACACACCATCACCATCCGACAGGCGTGCATCGTTATCAACCAACTTCTCAAAGTGGTCATTCAGGGTAGCAACAGAACCATCTTGCAATTTTACTTCACGAGCCATAATTCAAATCTCCTTTATTCTTAATAATTAAACAGCAGTACCGTTGATCATTGCACGAGTAACGAATACACGAACAATATCACCAGCGCCACCCGAGGAGTCGAATTTCATGTTCGAAGCCTTGACATAACCAGCAGTTGCACCAGAGGTAATGGCACCAGTGGTGGAGTTTACATATACATCGCCACCAGCAGCAGCAGCAGCAACAGTGTTGACATAGATAGTGCCTTCCAGCAGAACAGGCACAATAGAGCCAACAGGGTAAGGGGCTGCACCAGTGTTCGGGCGGAAGTCCGATTCATTGGTCAGCTGGCGAATAACAATACCAAACTGTTGGCCAGCACCAGCACTACCAAGATCAACTTCACGCTCAGTGGTGCCACGTTTAACAACTTGACCTTGTGCCAGGGCAACTTTAGCACGGAAACTTTCACGCACACTGTTAGTGTAAGTCAGGCCATATACATTGCCGACTTGGAAGTCTGGAGTGTTAATGTTGTAAGATTGAACAGGCATAGTTATTTATCTCCTTGATAACGCTTAATCATATTCTCACGAGCAATTACTGCTGGACTTTGAGAATCTTCGTGTTTTACTTTAATACCAGCAACGTCACGCAACATGGTGGACATTTCTGTATCTTTCTCATGTACAAAATCCTTGTCTTCAAGGAGGATGCCATACCGTACTTCTACATATTGATCAGACATATTAGCTGGTGCTGTAGGGCAAGCCTTAGTCACTACTTCACGTTTGATTTCAATTTGAGACTTACCTTTAACATCAATGCCATCACAGATGGACAACACTTCGGCAACGAATGCCATACGTTGTTCAACCAGTGCATCAATGTCTTGTAGCTTTGCAACTGTTGCCAGAGCGTCAGTTAGTTTTGCTTCGGTGCTATCCAACTTGGCTTTGAGTGTTTCCACTTCAAGTACCAATGCGGCATCAACAACCTTAACATCTTCAACGACTGCTTCAATCACAACTTCCGGAACCACCTCGACTGTTTCTTGTTCTTCCACAACTTCTTCAAGTTCTTCTGCGGAGTCTTCAATAGCAGCAACGCCTGCACGACCCTTGGGTACGATGGCGATATGGTTTGCACGGATATTTGTTTTCTTGGCATGATAACCAACAGTATCAAAATCACACATTACCAAGGAGGCAGTGTGGCCAGAGGATAGTTGGTTAGTGTTTGCACGAACAAGTGCAATTGTATCTGCATCATTGATAACCAAAGTACCAATAAGCATTTCACCACTTTCGTCTTTCATTGGCATACCTTCCAGTACACCCTTCAAAAGATCTTTGGCATTCTCTGTATCAACATCAACAGTAGGATGACCGACAGTGATAGGTGCAGAACGATAAGACTCAATAGAAGCTTCATCAAACAAATCCTCAGCCAAAGTCATAATCTTGACAATGGATTCTGGATCATGATCTTTAAAAGCCGAGCCACATTCTTTTGCCTTGTATTCCATGATGCCTGTGCGTGCGATAGAACAAGGAGCAATCATCTGACCACTAATCTTAAACTTGCGCTTGGTAGGCATATGGAGTTTATCTTGGAAGCCTACATCAAATGCTTCATCAAGAAATCGTACCATACGATTCATTATTTATCTCCTTTGTTATCAGGCCCGTCTGACGGACGTGAAATCTTAGCTGCTCCCGGTGGAGGTGCAGTTGGCAATGCTCCCATATCCTCACGGCTATAAATGTTCTTAGTGAACAAAACATTTTGAGCCGCATCTGGAGTAAGCACACCTGCTTCAACCAAAGCAACCAAAGATGCCACAGTGTCTTTCTCACGAGTTTCTTTTTGTGCAGAAGACTCAGGGAAGATGCAACGCCACTTATACTTCCAAGCAGGTAAGCCAAAGTGTGCTTGAACAATCTGATCCAGAACCTTCAGGCGTGGCCGGTACTCCATATTTTGAATCGCTACCAACAAGTCAATATAGTTTACCAGATCACTTTCACCTGTAGCATTCATGCCACTTGGCGATGCTGAAAGGAACCGTGTTGCAGGGATACCTACAGCAGCAGCAATAACTTCCAAGTATTCCCAAATGATATCCTTGACACCATTCAGTGCAATTTTCTTGGGTGCATATACCTCATTGCTGTCAAGAAGGATACAGTTGTAAACCGACTTCATTTGCTTCATCATTCGGAATCGCTTCATTACTGCCATTTCCCCAACGGGGTTTGTCAGCATGTTTTGCAATCCGTTTACTGTTACCACATCAATGTTAGCCTCTGTTACCAATTGAGCAGCAGCCTGAACAGCAGTGTGGAAATTGTCAACGATGTTATTCAAAGGAAGTAGAACACTATCCGAGTACCACTGGTTGTGCCAGTTCTCGTACATCGGCAAACGTGTACCTTCAAAACGAATCAATCGTGAATGGTGAATGCGTGCTGTACTACCTGCGATCATATAGAACTCAGGTTGACCATACCAAGGTGAGAGTGGATTGGTGTTAATGCCACCAGTACCTAACAGCCGTGTACGATCCACTACTTGCAAACTATTGATACAACCTTTCTTCAACCGATTTAGGTCAAGTGGTGTATCCATCTTACCAGTACCTTTGATATCCAGAAGGATAGCAGAAGTACCATAAACACGTGCCCACTTGTAAGCCTCATTGAAAAGGCCAGCTATGTTGAAGTGTTCATCAGCATCTTGTGCATCTTCACTATCTAGTTCACGCCATGCACGAGTAGTGTCTAGCGGAATGATTGTGCAAATCTTTTGAGCAATCCAGTCTTCACGGAAACGAGTAATCAAACCATCTTGGTCTGAGTTACCGTTAGAACGTCGCCACTGGTTGTAAACTGTTTTATCGTTGGCACCACCCAGTCCTGAGACTACGTTTTCCAATCCATCAGCAGCTTGCATCGTTCCTTCTGGAGTTGCCTGAATAAGTTGATCCATGGCTTCCAGTAAAACTTTATCCTTCGGGTCGATTACTTCTTCACTCATAGATCATCCCGCTTGCTAGAGTAACCATTAGGTTTTTCCAAATGATACTCGGGCAGGGTCGTTACTTGTAGCTCTACGCGATCACTAACTGTTTCCACAGTTGCGATGATATTGCCACTAGCATCTACGATATGAAAAAGGTTATTGCCCGATGCCTTCTTACACAGACGTGTGTTAAGCATAGCATTCTCCTTATTAAACCCAACTTTCATAGTTAGCCGAACTTCCACTATATTGAATAACAACTGCATCACTTACGTTATCAACAACGTCATCGTGACCAGTTGAACTGCCTAAGCCAGTCATGCCAAGAATCTCACGCATAACGTGTGATTTGTGTACATGCTCACTTGGAAACCATATTCTACCTTGTGCAAAGTACGGAATGGTGTTAAGGAATCGCGCAACCTTGTCACCAGAACTTTTGTCCTTAGGTACAGGCAATACACGAACATCCCCATCACGAGTAAATTGTTGGTTAAGGAATTGTCCAGAACTTTTATCTTCCATGTACAATGCTGTAGGCAGCATACAAGGATAACCAAGGTCCAGCTTGTTGTGTTTATTCCAGAACTTAATTAACTCAATTTTCAATTCAGGTGTTTCAAACTTGCCAAGCATAATGTCTGCAAGGTAGAGGTCGTTGTTTCTCATTACTGCCCAATAACACACAACAGAGTAATCTGAATAATCCATCTTTGTTGATGCAGTATCCGCAGTCATAAATGTCCGAATAACTTGTGACTTATCAAGTTCAAGATATTCCTGCCACCAAGCTTCTTGTACAAGACCAGTGCCTTGTGCAGTTGGATCACCCATGTATTGACTGTTAAATGTGTAAGGTGAAGCAACCTTCATTGCCTCAAGGCTTTCCAAACTTTTACGAGAAGGCCACAATGCAGACTTTGCTTCTTTACGTTTCAAGTCGTAAATAACAGGGTTCGCATGAGTATAGGCTTGCTTCTCAATAATCTTGTCATACCAATCTTTACTGCCAACACCCGGCTCAATGATTGCAGGAATGTTCAACCAATCATAACGATCACTTGAGTTACCACGAAGTAGATACCCCACAAGGTCTTCATCGTGTACACGCTGCATAATGATGCACATTGGAGTGCGAGCACATTTTACTTGTTCACCTTCATCATTCTGTACAACACCATCATTTGCCAAACGAGACATAAATGTGTTGTCATAACGATCGTTAATCTCAGATCGTACAGTGTTTGAATACGCATCCTTTGGCTTGATAATGTCATCCACTACAAAGCAACCAGAATAAACTCGTGTCAAACTGCCAGCACCTTTACCAGTTAGTTTACCACCAGAAGGAACAGCGTGAAGCACGCCACCTTTAGTTGTACCCCAACGTTCCAACGATCGTTTACTTGCATCAATCTTCAATGCAGGAAAGACTTTCATGAAAAGTTCATTGAGCATAATGGTGCGAATGTAACCGCTACTTTCAGCAACAACGTCATCAGCATAAGAAGTGATAATATTGTGTGAACCAGCATTGTGACAGAAGCTGTACAATGGAAGGAAGATACTAAGAACCTGTGTCTTGGAGTGTCGTGGTGGAATTGTAACAATTACTCGATCACGTTTACCATCGACAATATCTTGGCATACATCGAAAATGATACTGTGGAAATCTTGCATCTGGAATTTGAATCCCATCTGCAATTCAAAAGCCCACTTACTAAAAGTTTCGAAGCTAGCCATCAGAATGTTGCGAGCCTCTGTGCAATCCTCATTGTTTATCTCGTCGAGATTCACTTCAAGCGGATTGTTGATAATGGCTTGTGCTAATGATGTTTTCTTTAATGCTACACGAACAACAGCAACATCGCCGTTGCTATCAAGTTCAACCTTACCCTCTGTGATAATTTTCTTAATCTCAGAACTGTAAACTGTGTTGTTCTTGTGGTCGGCGCTTCGCAGTGCTGCTAGTTGTGCTTCTTGAAGTGCTTTGATTACAGCGTTTGTTTCAAGGCCTTGACCTTCAATTTCACTGCAAATGGCTTTATCGTACTGTTCAACAATAAATTCATTTTCTGATACATACTTCCGAAGTTGTGGAAGTGTTAATGGAATACCTCGACTACGACTTACTTTAAGCAAGTCCCCATAATATTGTGTAAGCAGGTTGGCAATGTAGCCATCAAGCTGTTCATCAATTGGGATGGCACTCATACTTCTGGCTTCTTAAATTCAATCAAATACAAATGGTTAAATTCTTCATTTGTCATTTGTGGCTCTACATCGTTTTTCTTTTCATCCACATAATGGACATATTCACATACTGGGCATTCGCCAGCTACTAAATCAACAATGTGGCCACAACCGCGACAATGCTTGCGGCAATCGTGACTACCTTTACTCATTGTGGTTCTCCTTAATAATTGAGTCGAAGACTCGGGAATGTAACATGGTTATGTGCTTCGAGCTAAACTCTCGCCTTGCTCCGCTCTCGCTCTTACCTCATTCCCGCTTCTGCCCTTCCGGCTAGGAAAGCCATGCGGCTTGAGCTATTACAAATTGGATTTGGGAATTAACAACAGGAGGGAGGTAACTATGTTTCTAACTTGAATCTTCGATTCCTTGTTTCTCTTTGGTTCTTATCTGTGTTTCTTGTTGGCTGACCCCAGCCGGGGGCCGCTGCGCGTGCTAAAGGCATTATATGCTTGCCCAAAAACCCGTCAAGCTGTGCATTCGTACACCTGTTTGCCCATACAGGCTGGACATATAAACAGTGCTGTATGGCCATCCAGTAGTGTTGGCAGGCCGCTAAATAGGGCCGCTGTGAGGCGTTAGGCTGTTCAGGCCACAATGGTAGCGGGTAGTGCCACGACGCCTCGCCAGCGAGCAGGTTGGTGCCGCTGGGTCAATAAACCCAGTCGCCCGTCATGCCGCCTTTGGAGTATTCGCTAACCTTCGTTTCAAAGAAATTAGATTGACCTTCGGCCAAAATCCATTCTAACCAAGGGTAAGGATTTTCCAAACCTGGCCAATTCTCTTTGAAACCAATTTGCTGCAAACGACGATTTGCAACAAAGCGAATGTATTGCTTCATACCATGAATAGTGAGTCCTTCGGGGGAGCCTTTCGCAAAGGCATCGTCGATGAATACATCTTCAAGGTCAACAGCAGTACGATACATTTCATAAACTTTTTGCTTAAATGCATCAGTGAGTACATCTGGATTCTCCTTGCAGAATGTCTTGAACAACTCAGACATTCCAAGTACGTGTTGAGTTTCGTCGCGGATGCTCCACTCAGTAATCTTGCACAAACCCTTCATCTTTCCAAAACGCTGGAAGTTGAGAAGCATCACAAAACTGCTGAACAGGGACATACCTTCGTTGCAAACTGTTTGAGCCAAGCTGAGGGCAATGCCTTCATCTGTTGACACATCGTTGCTTTGCATCATTGAGATTTTGTTTGCCATGGAATCAAACTTCAAAAACTCTGAGTAGATCTTTTCTGGCAAACCAATGGTATCGGTGAACAATGCATATGCACGTTGGTGGATACCCTCACGAGCTGCAAAAGCAAGAAGCATGCAACGGGCTTCATTATTCTTAAACACTGGAATAAACAGGTCACAGTAGTTTTGGCCTACTTGGCAGTCTGTTTGTGTAAACAATCGCATGATTTGAAGAACATAGTCCTTTTCAATCTGATCAAGTACACCAGTGTTCCACTGAGCAACGTCATCCTGCAATTCAATCTCACCTTCAATCCAATGGATTTTTTCGTGAGCTACAGCGTACTCCATGAACTGTGGATATTTGAATGGTTTATATGTGGTGCTAAATTCTTGTAACATAGGTTCTCCTTATGCGTGACAAGCAGTGCATTCGTCAGCATCACCTAGGATTTCACGAATTACTTCTTTGGAAAGTTTATCAGCTTTAACAACACTACCAGTGCGTGCGTAGTAAAGACCCTTCAAACCTTTTTTGTGAGCATACATGTGCACATGGTTGAACAACTCTTTTGTGCAGTCTGCTGCAAATGAGAGGTTGATAGATTGACCCTGACACAAGTGGACTTGTCGTTCACTCGCTTGATCAATTACAGCCATCATGTTTGTCTCTTTGAAGGTTTTGAATACAGCCTTCTCTTTGTCATCCAAGCAATGCAACTTCTGAACAGAGCCATCATCTTCGATGACAAGTTCCCATTGTTTGTTAATCCATTGTTGAGCAGTCATGCCCAACATTTCCAACATTTTTACCGGTACTTTGGTTTCCAGTTTACGTTGGAGGTGAGGATTCTTAACAAGGTGAGTACCGATGCGAGTCCGGTGAGCAAAAGCGTTAGAATGAATAGGCTCAACACTAGCAGTACAATTGGCCATAATGCTACTATTAGCATTAGGAGCAATAGCAAGTAGATGCAAGTTGCGAGCACGATAACCAGTCTCTTCCGCATCAGGGCAGTTGCCGCGAATACGCGCAAGCTCCAAGCTCTTAACTTGTGCTTGACGTTTAATTTCGGAGAAGATTTGACGGGTCCAAGATACAGCTGTGACAGATTCAAATGGAATGTCATTAGCCATAAGTAGGCCGTGCCAACCCATAGCACCAATACCAATGTCGCGGCTGCGCATCGCTGCGTAAGCTGCTTTCTTAATTTCGTGAGGTGCGCGCTGGATGAATACTTCCAATACGTTATCCAACATTTCAACCAAATCACCAATGAGAGTAGGCGCCCAGTCATTCATTTTCTCCAAGTTCAAACTTGACAAACAACATACTGCTGTCCGCATTTGGTCAGTTACAAGGTGAATTTCATTGCAGAGGTTGCTGCCACGAATTGCCAAACCAAGTTTCTTTTGTGCTGGATGCAATGCTTCATTTGCTGTGTCAATAAAGTTAATATACGGCTCACCAGTACGGTGACGCACTGTGAGGATGCTTTCCCAAATTTCTCGGGCAGACACAGTATCTTTAACAGCACCAGAGTTTGGATCAATTAGTTGGTATGGCAGATCATTGTACACACAATCCATGAAGTGATCTGTTACGTTCACTGCGTTATGGATGTTTGTAGCTTTACGGTTTTCATCACCACCCGGAACACGAATGTTGATAAACTCACGAATCTCTGGATGGTTTACATCCAAATAGGCTGCATAAGCACCTTTACGAGTTTCACCCTGTTTGTAGGCAGTCATGCTACCATCAACAGAGTGAATGAAAGGAATTACACCCGGTGCCTTTTTAGACACTGTACGAACATCACTCCAATGACCACCAACACCACCACCAAAGATAGACAACCATTTGGTTTCGTCTTCATGGTAGATAAGCCCATCAATAGTATCTGGTACATGCGATAGGAAGCATGAGATAGGCAAGCCACGATCATTCTCACCACTGTTAGATAGCACTGGCGAAGAATACATAAAATGCAGCTGTGACACTGCATCATACAAACGCTGCGCATGATCCAAGTCTGTAGCATAACGTGCGGCTGTTCGTGCAAAAGCATCTTGAGGGCTAACATCACCCTCTTTCATGTAATGCTTACGAATCAGCTCAGCACCTTGTTCAGACAATAGTTCATCCCGGCGAGTATCAATGATTACATCATTTTTGTTTACTCCCACTTTCATTCAACACCTCATTCATAATTGTTGGGAAATACTCAGCTAGGGCTTCATGCACAGTTTTAGCCACTGCAATGTGTTCCAGTTGAGTACCGTTACTTTCACGGACGTCACAGTAGTGCATCCATGTACGAAGGTTTGCTGTCATATACATACGCGACATTGTAAGCCCTTCTGGCAACAATACTCGTGCAACTTCCTTTGCAACACCAGCATCAACCATACGGTTATAGTGATACTTGGTAATGTCAATGACTTCCTGTTGTGCGTCGAGCCATTTGTGGAGCAAGTCTTGTTTCTCTGCAACTGTTAAATGAGTTGCATTGGAAAGCTTGACACTATTCTGGCGGTTCTTCATGTCCTGCAAACGCAGTTCACGATTTATAAACGACTCGTCTGTCACAGAAGCATATCGTTGACTAAACTCTTGGAAACTTGCAGTGCGATGGCGGAGAATCTGACGTGTGATATCTCGTGGTGCTTCGATTTCAATGGTTGCTGTAGCTTGTTCGAAGATAGACCAATGGTTATGCTTCTTGCAATAGTTCAACAAACCAGCACTTGTTTCGAAGTTGTTTTGATTGCTTGGGTTGCTAACACGCGCTGCAAATGTGATAACACCTTCTGCATCAGGGATTTCAATGACTACAGGTTCGCTAACTGCAATCACTCGTGCCTTGATAAAATCATACTTCATAGGATTCTCCTTGTTTATTTACTTACGTGCAGCGACAATTTCTGCGTAGCGTGCATCTGTAGATTTGATAAAGACACCTTCATACATGATACCTTCACGATCTTTGATATCACTCCATGCTTGTTCCAGACAAGACAAGAAGGATACACGGTTGCGAGCACACAGGTTTGCCAGTACGACAATAATGTCACCAACATCATCTTTAATATCTTTACCCTTGCAGATGCTGTCACTAAGTTCACCAACTTCTTGAACCAGTTTAGCAAATTGGGTTTTGTCATCACTACCTTCAATCAGGTTGCGATTGTGATGCCAAGTAACCATATCGCGCAGACGGCGACCAATTTCCAGGTATTCCTCTGTCTCTACAAATTCACGACGAATGTCTTTTGCAGTGCGGCTTGCACGTGGGATTACAACTTGAGCTTGTTCGGTCATTCAGTTTCTCCAAAGAAAATATTTACAAAAGCAGTAAGGTCTGCCATAGGTTGTCCAAGTGTTACATCAATCCGATGCATAGTTGCACCGACCAAAGTAACGTAATTACGACTATCGTTTCCAAAATCAAATCCCTCTGCATGTAGCTGGATGATATGAACTTCACAACCTTGGTTGATTAGGTACTGGGCTTCTTCTTCAAAGCCACCATCAGAAAATACAACAGATGCAGCACGATCATCAAGCATTTGAATGCGTGAGAAAGCTTTAGAGCCAAAGAATGATTTTCCATACTTAGGTTTAATTACTTCTTCACTTACATGGATCATTGCTTGCCTTGGTGAAATACCACCAAGTTGGGGAAGTGGAATTTCTTTAGTAAGTCGCTCAGTTGCAAGTACACAGAAGCTTGCTAGGTCAATACCATAGTAATTTGCAGTTTCAATGTATAGTGCCTCTTTAAACTCCATACGCGGCCAACCAATCAGTTGTTGAACATTATTACCTAAAGTATCCTTACCAATGTTTGGTGGACCATTAAGAATGATTACACGCATTAGATGCTTTCCTCATTCTTATCTTCGCGGAAACGTACAAATGCAGGAAACCTAAGTTTACCAGCCTCTGTAACTTCTCGATACTCAACTTGGATGATAGAGCCTTTCAACTTGTCACGGTGTGCCCAGATTTGATCACGAAGTAAGTCGTCGAAGCCACTGCCAACGCTACCATGTTTGGTTTGAATACTTCCGAGTGTTCCAAGGAGTCTACCATTTCCCGAAGTGAAGCTAGTGATACGAACATCGGCCTGCTTCTTTGGTACAACTTTAAGCCAAACATAAAACTTACCACTCTTATGCAGTTGACGTATTACCAGACCTTCGTCGCCATCTTTCAGTCGCATTTCCATCAAACCTTTCAACTTGTCGTTGTCTGGGTCTTTTGTTGTGCCCATGTAAAGGCGGTCATCAATCATGCCATCAGTAAGCTCATAGATCATATCCTGAGTTACTTCTTGATAAGACTGAGAGCGAACCAAGGATACAGAAGTGTTCCAATCTTTACTAAACACCTCTGCATCAGAAAACTGCAAGTGGTTTACATTATATAGCGGTTTGCCTGCACGACTTACAGGCTCACCCTTTTTGTTTCGCATTACACGAACACCATCAACTTTGCGGTAAACTTTCCAGTAACCTTTTAGTTGCTCGCCCTCGTAATACTTTGCCTTGACGTAGCTTGTGCCATCGTCAAGTTGATTAACTTTAGACATCCTCTTCCTCCAAAACTTCTATAGTAATTCTTACCTTTCTATTCCGAAATGCGAAGAAGTATTTTAGGAGCCCACCAGTGTAATCTGTATAGTAGCTGTCAGCAACATTGAGATTAAATGTTGGGCTTATTGTTCCACTTTCACTTACCACTGACTCGCTTACCAAGGTTACTTTAGACATTGGTATGCTCCAATAGGTAGATTGTGCCACTCTTAGTTACTACAAACAAGCCATCTTCATTATGAGTCACAGACTTAACCTCATTAGTAATAATGACCAGTCCATCTGGGAACCTTACATCACCATACACTTGTCCACACATTCTTACCCCTATTGGTGGCCAACCTTCTTTTGAAACTTTCAATACCGAATCATATTTAGTCATTAGGATTCTCCCTTCTTTGCCATACGGGCTGCGATATATTCTCTGGCCTGAGTTCTTCGGATTCCAACTGTTGCTCCGGGTTCAATGCCAACCTTTCGCAACTTCTCTTTCTGCACTGCTGCTGGGTGCTTCGTAAACAAGATGACTTTCTTTTCAACTTCGGATTCCTCAATGCTCATACCACTCCTTTCAGAGTAGGTGATAATGGAATGACAAGGTTTACAAACAATTTCTAAATCAGCTTCTTTTACAAGTAATAGGTTTAGCAAATGCTGCCCTGCTACGACTGGGTCAGCACTTATTGTACCAACAGTTTTCTTGTGGTTTACTTCAAAGTCCTCTGACCTAAACCACTTAGTGCATTTCTCACATTGATTGTGCCATACAAGTCTATTCGACTTTTTACTTGGCATTAACTTTCGGGTCTTTTGGAGTAACACCAATTTAGATGGGTGCTTACTCCAACAACGTCTTAGTGATGAACGAATCCAAGCCAACATAGCTGCCTCAGATTTTATATACCCGTACATTACCTTTACCCTTGAAACACAAAAGTTCGAGAGCAGGTGTTAAACACTGACTCTTCAAAACGTGAAGTGTCATGGTGCCAAAGTTGCAACTTACTCTTATCTTCGTCAATGAAGCGAGTTACCATGTACAGGCAACGACCTTGTTTGAGTAGGTGGTATTCCCAATCATCACCAAACACTCTCTTGTACTCACGACGAACAACTGCCATACCCTCACCATAGGTTTCAGCATTGCAGAGAAGTTCATATGCAGTGACAGCACCAACACCTTCACGAGCCATATAACGCTCACCAGCATTTTTACCAGACTTGCGAATTTTCTCAACTTGCTTACCACAACCCATGATGCCATCTGTAGGGTCGCCAACAAGTAATTGCCAGCATAGGAACAAAGGCCCATTACCTTTAATGGCTTTAGTAATCTTGCCAGTTGTTGCACTCACTTTGTTTTCAACTCGAAGGCCACCAGCACCTTCAACAATTGTGAACGATTCACCCTTGTGCACAGTTTCCCAACGATAATGATGGCCACGGCATTGCAGCATATCCTTATCAATTGTTGCAATGATAGTAGTTCCACCACGTTGATCTTGGTAGATACACATCATATCATCTGCTTCTAATGAGTCATGAATTTCTGCATCCCACTTGTGTGTGGCATATGCTTTTGCAGCATCCAAATAATAAGGCCGCTCGACAAATTCTCGATTGGCCTTGTATTCTGGCATAACTGCAAAGCGGAAGTTATTCTTACCACTAAAGAACATCCGAACCTTTTTGGAGTTGGTACGATTCTTAATGTAGATAATTTTATTGTCAATGGCATCCAGAATCTTATCTAGATGCACATCGGCAAGTTCGTTACCATACTCAGCAGCAGAACAACATGCGTACACAAGGAGGTCGCCATCAATCAACACTTCTTCATATTTGTGTGACATGGAACCTCCTAACTATTAGTACAGCTCTTCTTCGGCATCCACAGGTAGATGTTCTTGAGTATCATCAGACATATCAGGTACATCTGCATCTACATCAACTTCCTCGAAGCCGTCATCAACTTCTTCTTCCTCATGCTCTGGGGCTTCAATGCCCAACAGCTTTTGCAGCTTGCTGC